ATTTCTAGTTTTTGGTTTTCTAGTTTTTGGTTTTCTAGTTTTTGGTTTTCTAGTTTTCATTCCTCCTATTCCTTCAATCAAAATCGGACTAATCAAACTTCTATTTTTTTTCATTTTTTCCATAATCATTTTAACTTCATCATATTCTTTAGTTCCTTTTTTAGGAACGATGTATTTTTCATTTTTTGCATTCCACTTTTTAAGTGCATCGATCCATACGTTGGACATAATTCTTATATATATATATATATATATCTTACAATAATTTTTCAACTCTGTTTTTTTGACGTTCGAGATAATCCTCGATCCATTTATAAAAACTTTCTGATGGATCATTATCAAGAGAATCAATAATAATATTAATCTCATTTTCAATATTGTTTCTTTTATCATTATAACTATCAATCATATTATCTATTTCTTTTTCTGAAAGATTACCAAATTTACGATGTTTAAATTGATAGTTTTTTAACATTTTTTCAATATCCTTTGAGTAACTAGTCAATAGCTCTTTAATATCTTTTTTTGCTTGGACGGGTGTATATGATGTTATTTTATCAGACTTATTTATACCCTTTGTTGTAATTCTTTTTCTATTATTCTTCGGTGATTCTTTTAATTGTTCAAATCTATCAAAATTATTTGTTAACTTATCTTCTTGTGATTCTTCGTTGTTATCATCTGAGTATTCTATATCTCGATCTGATACATAATCAATTACTCCAATATCATAAGGTTCATCTATTAGAGTATCATTTGAATATTCGGATTCATTATCTGACTGATATTCATTATTGTTCCTAAGTTCATTTAGGAGTCTTTGTTTTTCCTTCATAAGTTCGTTCATTTTTGATTTTCCAGACATCTTATATATATATATATAATATAAAAAAAATATATATTCATAATATATAAACAATGAATTCAAGATCGTACTATGAAGATATGACTGTTAAAGATCTAAGAAAATATATAAAAGAAAATTCTATAGCTAAAAATTACCAATATCATAAAAAATCAAAATTAATTGATTTAATTATGGGTTCACGAAATAATGGTTCACAAAATAAAAATAAGCCTTCGCGAAAAAAACCAGAAGGATTTAAATATGAACCCGATGAAGATTTTTCAGATATTACAGATGATGAACGTGAACGTGAACTAAAAAATGAAATACAATACTTGTTAAGTGAGGTAAATAAAAAAAAGAACAATAATAAAAATGTATCAAAAGTTAAAAAGATTACAACTAAGAAAAATAAACAAATTATCCCAGCTATTCAACTCCCGCAAACAACTCCAGTTATCCCAGCAATTACAATAACAAATAATAGCGATATGATTAAAAAAGAGATTGATATGATTAAAGAAGAAATTAAACTTTTAAAAGAACATAATAAAAAGATTAAACAGCCAAATACCGAAAAGAATGTAACTTATAAAGATTCAGATAAAAAGCAAATAGATGCAGGTCATACAATTGTTAACGTTTATTGTAATGGTTCAAATCATCCAGATTTCCCTATCCCTCAGTCTGTTGTTAGACACGCATTAAATGCAAACGCACTTCCACAGGCACAACAACAGCAGGTAGGTGAACAAGTTCAACAAATTGCACAAACTATGCCAGTAATAAGAGGTATTCCACCCGAGGCAATAACGGCACCAGTACCGCACCCATCACATAAAAAGGTTAAAAAGTTTCCTCCTGTCGAAACAACAAAACCAATTAAAAAAATACAACCGACACAAATTAGTGAAAAAGCTCAAAAAGCTAAAGATAAGGTAGCTGAAGAATTGAAACAAATTAAAAAGACAAGCGGTTTTAATGCTGATTTTAAATCTAAATTGGAAAGTATCCTTGGTGGAAGATAAATATATTTTACTAATATATATGTCTAATTGTATTAGTAAAAATAATATATCAAATGTATCATCAGATAATGATATATCAATATCTGAAGTGTCGTTAATATCATTGCATATCCCATATGAAATAAAACAAGACATAAAAGAAACTAATAATGAAATAGATAATTTAAGTCTGTTATCTAATATATTTTGGACAGAATACTATTATCAAGAAAAATATAAATTTCCTTGTAGTTGTAAAGATTGTATTAACCCTTCAAAGGAATTGAAGCATCTTCAATAAGTGACATACGATTGTTAATATCATTTAAAAGCGTTGTTAGATCTTGTGATGATAAATGATTTTTTACAAGTATTGTTCTAGTTTCTCTCAATAAATCTGAATATTGATTATATGTAGTTTTACAAGATTCGTATTTTTCACGTATTGAAAAAACCCTTTTAATTGCTGTTCCTACTGTAGATATTGAACTAAAAACAGTACCAACTATCAATGCTATTGGATTTATTGTAGATATTGTAACAACTAATGAAGATATCGCAATGCTTCCAGAACCCATAATAATAGCCTCTGTTATATCATCACGTTTTTTCAATCTTTTCATAGCTTTTTCATAAATACGCTTTTTATAAATCATCTCATCGACAAGATCCATAACTAGTTCTTTTTTTCCATCAATTAACTTTAATTGTCCCGATCTAATAACTTTAAGTTCTTTATCTTCCATATAAATTAAATAGGTAAAATCTTATTTGATTTATTAGTATATTTAATTACAATATATCCAGTGTAATAAGCTATATTAATTATTGTCCATATATCATCTCTATGTTTATAAGCAGTATATGTGTATGATACAATATCATAAATATTCATTAACATATACAACTAAAATAATTTTTAATTTTATTAACTTTTGGATTAATCTTTATCTCGCCTTTATCGACTAAAATAATATAATCGATAAATGCCCCGAATATATCTTCTACTAGTGGATCATAATCAAGATTATCCTTTATTTTCTTTATTACCAACTTCTTCTTTTCTTCTCCTGTGCGTGATTTATCTTGCTCGATATCTATCATATCTTTAATAACTTTTTCGACAATATCCATTTATATAAATTATATTGGGAAAAAATAACTAAATAAAATTAGCTAGCATTTTCTGTCTTTTCTTTATTATTGATGTCCTTATCGCTAGTGTTTTTTTTCGGTCATCGCCTCCAGATGCCCAACCAGGTCTCAATTGTCCGCCTACTATTTTAGCGGGCATATATTTACGTGTCATTCCTGGTAGTATTTTTCTTGTCATACCAGGAATTATTTTCCCTCCTGTAAGATTTAGACCACCTGTAAGAACTTCAGATCCACCCATCATCAGCCTTGAATTATAAACCCTAATATGATCCCTGTTAGTTTTATCTAGTGGATCACCATAATATGTAATATTAGAACGAAATTTATCATTTATACCCCTATTATAAACATCAATCATTTTATTAAATTGATTAACTGATAGTGCTGATCTACTCTTATTATCTTTTAGCACATTCTTATAAAGATTAGCCGTTGAACGACTAGCTTTAACATTTTTCGACATTAATATATATATATATTATAAATATAAATTATTTATGACATATTATTTAATCAAAGATTATAAACTTATCGGTTTTCAGAGATCAAATACACAACATAAGAAGTATGATGCATTAATAGAAAATCGTAAAACTCATCGTATATCTAAAATTCCATTTGGAGATAATAGATATGAAAACTATCAAGATAAAACAGGATTAAACTTATATCCTCAATTAATACACGGTGATAAAAAAAGACGTAAGTTATATAGACAAAGACATTTAAAAGATCTTAAAAAAGGTTATTATAGCCCTGGATATATGTCATATTATTATCTATGGTAAAAAATAATTATATATATTAATATTGTATGTCTAATATATATGTTCAATTATAAAAGTGGAATCAAGATTGCAAAGATAGTTGGCGGAAAAGATGATGGAAAGATTATATATTTACAAAATAATAATCACGAACCATCAAAAGAACTAACTAAAAAATTTAAAGATAAATATAAATCTTTGTCTTTATCCGAAGTTAGAGAGCTATACTCGGCTTTGAGATCTGATATACAACCAAAAAGTAAAAAACTACAAAAGATATTTTTAGAGGCAAAGGATGATATGAAACCAGATATCGATAATTCTTTTGATTATCTAAATATTAAAGGTGGGAAAATTCAAGTACTTCCAAGAATTGATATAGTTGAAAAAGTTTATATTAGTGGTGTTTCTGGTTCTGGTAAATCAACATATACAGGTAAATATTTAGACGAATTTGTTAAAATCTTTCCTGATGATCCAATATATATATTTTCATCTGTACCTGAAGATGTACCACTCGATAAACATAATCCGATAAGAATATCAATAGACGACAGTTTAATTAATGATCCTTTACATATTCAAGATTTTGAAAACTCAATAACTGTTTTTGATGATACAGACACAATACAGAATATTATTTATAAATCTGCTGTAAATGCAATTAAGGCCGAAATGATAGAAATAGGACGTCATTATAATGCTCGTTGTATTGTTACTTCTCATATGTTATCTAACTATCGCGAAACAAGACAGATTTTAAATGAAGCGACATCTATTACATTCTTTCCTAAGTCATCGGGTGTATATCATATTAAACAGTTTCTTAAAACTCACGCAGGTTTAGATAAAAAACAAATTGAAAAGCTTCTTAAAATTCCTACAAGATGGATTACATTATATAGATCATATCCTTCATATATTGTGTGGGAAAGAGGAATCTGTTTATTGTCTGAATTTGAATAATTATTTTAATACTTATTATAAATGAGTAATATTTTGAATCCAGATAATGATCTTAAAAACTTTAATCCTTATCTACCACGTTTTTCTCGGCAGGTCTACCAGGAAAAAATACAGAAAGATATTAAAGCTCTTCAAAAAGAACGACAAGAATTAAAATGGAAAGTTACAACTCTTGATCAATTGATCGATGAAAAAATAAATATCCTTCAATCTCAATGCGAACACGAATATGTACGAGAATGGACATATGGTCATAAAACCGTTTGGTATTGTAAACATTGTGACTATTATAAATGATTATAAATATTAATATTTATTTATTGTATTACTAATATATAAATATGCCATTAGATCAATATTTATCTAAAGCCGAACGTCTTGATTTATCAGGGGGCGATATACATAGAATAACAGATGGTTTATGTTTACCTATTCCATATCACGAATTAGATAATATTGATGATATTAATCAATTATTTGATCAATCAAATGTAATAATGTTATTGTATGAGATTAATTCTGAAGACTCGGGGCACTGGGTGACAATTATTAAACATAATAATAATACTATTGAATTTTTTGACCCATATGCAATGAAACCAGATGAAGAATTAAAATACAGTCCATACTATTACAGAACACATAAGGGCAATGAAATACCACATCTTACATATCTTTTAGAACAATCAGGATTAAAAATAATTTATAATAAATGTAAATTACAAAAATTTTTAAAAGATGTTAATACGTGTGGTAGGCATTGTGCGATAAGGGCAAAATTTAAAGATTTGTCATTATCTGAATATTGTAAAATGATGAAAGATAATAAATATTATGATCCTGATTTATGGGTAACTGCTTTAACAATAACATATTCTCTATAGTATATATATATAAATGTCTTCATCACTTGATATAAACAGCGATAATATTTATTATAATATCGAAATATCAAAAACATTAGACCCTCAACAATTGGGTATATTTGGACAAATTAAATATAGTGAAAATAGAGTAGAACCAATTCTAGAAAATCCAAGTAATTATCATTTAGCTGTAGTAAGATTTAATTTACCTGCACAATTGTTACCTATATTTGTGTGGCCTGGTGATGATAAATACTATATTAAAATGACATTTGGGTCAACCGATGTTATTAAATATTTAAAATTTATCTCTAATACAACGGGAAACGATTTTTATGGTAATACAATATGGGATTATCAGGAAATGATAGATATTGTTAATAAAACTTTATCGGATGCATATAATGAATTAAAAAGTCTAGAGCCATCAATGACACCAACAGAACCACCGTTTATAACATATGATTCAGTAAGCAAATTGTTAATATGGAATATTGAAAAATTATATGCTAATACAACAAAAGTATACTTTTCAAATGTATTGTTTATAAGATATTTTAACTCTTTTCAAGTATATCACCCAGATCCAAAAATAGAATATCAAATGTTATGTAAAGATAATGGTAATAACTCAAAAACAATAAATAATAAAGATTACTTTTCAACATATCAAGAATATGTAACGATTAATTTATGGGGTAGTATTAAAAGTATCTTGTTTGAAACGAATACAATTCCTACAAGTTTAGAATTTTTATCAGGTCAAAATAATATAACTAGACAGGTATTAACTGATTTTTTACCAACAGAAGAAATAAACAACAGATCACATATTCAATATTTCCCACAAGGATCACTTAGATTTTATGATCTTAATAGTAATTCCCCATTAAGAAGAATAGATTTATCGTTACTATGGGAAGATAGAGAAGGCAACGTCTATCCGATATATTTACAAGATAATGAAAAGTTTACAATGAAGATTCTATTTAGAAAAAAATTATAAGTATACAGTATATATAAATGTCTGAAGATTATATATATTATAATATCAAGATATCAAATGAAGCAGATAATTTTTACCCAGTACCAGCAATTTATTCTGAAAATAGAACAAATGTTATTTTAAATAATCCTAGTGAGTATGAATTATCTGTAGTTCGTTTTCGTATTCCTGGTATTGAAATACCTATTATGTATTGGAAAGATAACAAATGGTCTATTACATTGTCATACGATGGTTTAGATGTAACAGAGATTTTACAATTTATATCTAATGGTAATGAAGATAAATCTATATGGAATTATCAGGAGTTTTTAGATTCTGTTAACCAAGCATTACTAACGGCGTTTAATACACTTAAAACAGCTAAACCAGGAGCACCACCGACCGAAGCGCCATTTTTTACATTTGATGCCCCAACAGGTTTGATATCATTAAATGCCGAACAAACATATGATACAACATCAGTAACACCAACAATTGAATTTTATATGAATCAACCTTTATTTGCTCTTTTTAGTGCTTTTGAAAATTATAACACACAGTCATTACTAGTGCCTGAAAAATCGCACAAAATGACAATTAAAAATAATTATAATAATACTGCTTCTATAAATAATCTCCCATATTATTCTACAAAACAATCATATTCTACATTATTCTTATTTAATGATCTTGTTTCTTTTGTGTTTGAATCTGATTCAATACCACTTAATCAAGAGAAAATGTCAGGACAAAAAGATAATGTGCAGAGAATTATTACAGATTTTGAACCTTTATCATCTGTCAATGATAGATCAGCATTTCAATTTTTTCCCCGAGGACCACTTAGATACTATGATCTTAAAAGCGATTATCCTTTATCGAAAATCGATGTTAAAGTATATTGGGTAGATAAAGATAATGTCAAACGTCTTATATACATTCCTTCCGATGATGTATTAACAATTAAACTAATGTTTAAAAAGAAAACTGTTCCATATGAAGAAGATTAATATTTTATTTATATTAGTATATATATATAAATAATGTCTCTCAATCATTTAACAAGTATAACAGATGATGCTAGTAAAAGTCTTAATATTGGATGTGAAAAAATTAAAAGTAAAGAATTGATATTAGAGAACGAGGATAAAACAATAACAACGTTTAAATTTTTAAATCAAGGTATTGCAGGTTATACGATTCATTCAAACGGAGCAGGTGAGACTTATTGGGCTCCTGATGATACTTCAGCGGGTGGTATGGTTTACGCAGGTGTAGAACCTGTAACACTTGGTACACATTATAAAATTAGTTCTACTGACGGTAATGCTTGTGTAGATAGCAAATTACAAGAAACAGCAACAGAATTAAATATACAAAATCTTAAAATAATAAATGCTTCTAATCCTACAAATCCGCAAGATTTAGCAACTAAATTTTATGTAGATTCTAATGCAAATCCTTTTGATCAATCTTTAAATACAACTGACTCCGTAACATTTACGAATGAACTTGTAGTACAAAACAGTATTAATTCAGATAACTTTTATTTTAAAGATGAAGAAACTAAATGTATAATACAACACAAAGTATCAGGAATTAAATATAATATACTTGAAGGTTTAAACGATGGTACAATATCGATCGGTGATGCTAATATATCAAATAAAATATTAAATCTACATTTTGATAATACTTATTGTGGATCGTTAAAATTGTTTCCTGGATATAATCCTATTAGTCGATCTTTAGGAGAAGCTACACAACCATTTGGACAAGTTTATAGTAATGAATTAGATTTAAGAACAGTTGGAATAGTTAATCCTAAAATTAAAATTAATGGTAATATCGGTCAAAATAATCAAGTATTAGTAACAAATGGTACAGATTCTATAAATTGGAGTAATCAACCTTATGATATGATTTTTGCCTGTTCTGATGAGACATCAGTATTAACAACAGGTACAAAAACAACAGTTGTTGTTCCTAGATCTTTTACTCTTGAATCTGTAAGAGCAACATTGACAGATGCTCAAACGTCTGGTAGTGTTTTACAAGTTGATATAACAAAGAACGGAACGACGATATTTAGTACTAAGTTAACTATTGATAATACAGAAAAAACAAGCGATACATCAAGTGTACCGTATTCTTTATCTACATTTAGTTTCAGTAATACTGATGAAATTAAAATAATAATAGATCAAGTCGGAACAGGTGGCAAAGGACTAAAAGTGTATTTAATTGGTAAACTATAATTTATTTATAATATAATCATATTATAAATATGCCTTGTACGATTATTGATAGTTATAAACAGGCTCCACCTGCTCCACAGGTTCAAACAATTGGATCTAATGGAAGTACAGAAAGCATATACCCGATGTATATGTATTATAAATATGGTTATTTTGCTTTTTTGTATACTAATACAGAATTAGGCGGAGCAAAACAAATAACAAAAATAGCGTTTAATATGCTTAATACTGCACCTAACACTTATACTGTAAATAATCAAAGTTTAACATTTTTTCACGCCAACGAAAACCAGTTTCCAACAAATTTAAGAAATAATATGACTAGTTTAAGTACAACGTGGTCTATATCGAATGAAACTACAGTCAAATCTAATTTTAGCTGGACAATAACATCGGCTGATACTTGGTATGAAATAACATTAGATACACCTTTTAATTATAACGGGACTGATAATCTTATTATAAGATGGTTTAATAATTTTGGTACTTATTTAAGTGGTACTGCTAGTAATCCCACTTCATACGGAGATTATACGGGATCGTTTCTTTCATATAATGATTATTCAGATTATATAACAGATGTACCGCTTACAGGTTATGGGACTAGGGATTCAACATTCAGACCACAGATAAGAATAACATATATTTAATATACAGAATATATATATATATGGATATTAATAAGATTCGTACGGAAATGTCAAAAATTGGAACATTGAAAGATTGTTCAATATATAACTTTAATTCTCTAGAAATTGTAATTATTGATGTTAAACATAATGCTAATATTAAGAATGATATAAATAATATAATATATAATTTAATATTTCCATATTTTAAATATACAAAAAACTATAAATATATGCATAATACAATTAAATTATCTTTTTGTAAATAAAAAATTTATTAGATACCAATATATATAGTAAATTTATGGAATCCGTTCGCGTAATAGAACCAAGAGTAAATATTAAAAGCGATGTTGAAAAGAATCACGTAGTTTTGTACGGTGGGATGCGAGTTAATGAACAAGTACATCCCGCCGATTCTCATAATAACGCGCAGGCTCTTTTTACTATTTATCCACCTTCTACAAGAACTATAACTGACAGATATTTTAAAGTTAGAACTTATCTTCGTGTAACTTGTGATCAGCCCCATCAATTGGGAACTAATGACGCACTTAGGCAATTTCCTGTAAATTCTATTATTGATGTTACAACCTGTTCAATTAATGGTACTGGAATTTCTGATAATACAAGCGATAAGCTTCACGCTATGCTATGTTATGGCAATGATCGCGCAGAGCGTAATAAATCCATTAGTATGGCTCCCTGTATGCCTGATAATTTTCAAGAATATGCAGACTGGAAAATTTACGGATCGGGCAAGTGTCCTTTAAAAAGCTTTGGTGAAAATGGCGCCGAAGATCCCAGAGGTGGTTTTCCTGTTAACGTAGTGTCTCCTACTGTTTTTGAAGTTGTTGTTACTGAACCTTTAATGCTTAGTCCTTTTTATACTGGTTGTGGTGTGCAGGACGAGGGTTTTGTAAATGTTAATCAGTTTAAGGTTTCTCTTAGATTTAATCCCGATCTTTCTCGCGTTCTTTCTCATTCTACACTTGGTAACGCTATTACAAATGTCCAAGTTGATTTTTATCAAGCACCTGAGATTTTGACTACTTTTATTACTCCTAAATTGACACAACATATTCCCGATCTCCAAGTACTACCTTATGTTAAGTCCCTAGACTATGTTAAAACCGTTCCAACTCTTACACCTGGTGCTACTACAAGGGTTACTTCCGATTCTATTAAACTTAGTCAAGTTCCTAGACGTTTGTATCTTTACGTTCGTCATTCTCGTGCAAGTTCTAAGTTTACTACATCTGATTCTTTCTTGTCTATTGAAGGTTTGAAAATTCTTTGGAATAATGATAGTGGTCTTTTCTCTAGTGCCACTAAACAAGATCTATATGAAATCTCGCGAAGAAATGGACTTAATCTTTCGTATTCTTCTTGGGCTCAATATAGAGGTGGTGTAATGTGCATTGAATTCGGAAAAGATATTGGACTTTTGGATGATGAAGCCCCAGGAGTGCAGGGTCAATATACTATTCAGATTGAAATGGATGTTAAAAATCAATCTTCTAGTAATTTTGATGGTGAATTTTTTCAAAACTTTCTTATGGAGGGTAGTTTTAGCATTGCTGAAAATGTTGCTATCGATACTATTGGAAATCTTACTAAAGATGTTGTTATAAATTCTGGAGTATCCGCGGAACTTCCATATGATCAATATGAAGGTCTTCAAGGCGCTGGCTTTTTTAGTTCTTTGAAAAATATTATAAATAAGATTGCTCGCGGAGTTCAAACTGTTGCAGGTATTGGCTCTAAAGTTGCTGGTGTTCTTGACCCCGAACTTAGACCAATAATCGACGCTGTCGGAACAGTTGCTGGAGGTGTTAGAAGGGCAACAGGTGGCGGTGTTGTTGGTGGTGGTGTTTCTGGCGGTGGTATTTCTGGCGGTGGTATGTCTGGTCGTAGATTGGTGGGTAGTGGCGTTCGTCGTAGAAGACATTAATTATTAATTAAAAAATTATATATACATATATATATATATAATATGAACGCTTATACAGAAATTGTCAATCTATTAAATGACATTAAAGATCAATTGAAACATTGTGATACACAAGAAATAAAATTTATAATGAATACAGTTTATGTAAAAGAAAGAGACGAACTCATAGATTTGTATATGAAAGAAATACATCCACTTAAAAAAAATGATCCTATAAAAATTATGATACTTTCATTATTGTACGATATAGGAATAAAACCTATTAAAGTACCATCTATTAAAAATATTATTTAAAATTTTATTGTATGATAATTATATAATAAAATGTCATTAAACAAGTTTACCGATAGTTCAGTTGAAAAACTATGGATGAATATTAATTGCAATGATCTAAGATGTAATACTTTTGAATGTAAGGAATGTCCACCACACATAACATCACCTTTGAAATTTGTACTAACTCAGGAAGTTGTAGTACCTCCAGGTCAAAACTCTACATATATTAATTTTTTAGAACCTACTGCAGGTGTTGGAAATTATACTTATAAAGCAAATACCGATAAAGTAGGCGATATATATCATTTTATAGGTTCGGGATATTATGATCGAGATAATACTACTTACAATGACCAAGGTCTTGAAATTGTTGTTGAGAGAATTAGCCACCCTACCTATGATAGAATTGTAGATTATAAAGATGGTTTGACACCTAATAATTTTTATCGTTCTAGTATTGATGTTAATATGCAATCATTTACTATGGAAGTAAGAATGGAATGTGTTGCAATAAATGGAACTGAGTCAACATTTAACTATCAAGTTAATTTTTATGGTGGTCTTGTCTCTGATACTACACCAGCTGTACCATTATCAAATTTAATGCTTATGAACTCTGTTGCTTACTCACAAGATCCGGTAGTTCCATACCCAGTTATAAATCCTTTGTTTTTACAAGGAACTAAAACAATTCCTAACAATCAAGATAGACAATGGAAATTTATGATTAGATCAAATGGTGGCGGTTCTCTTACTGCTTGGCGATCATCAAGGGGGCAAATGTTTAAATATACTCTTGCTCTATAATTTAAAATATTATTTAAAAAAAAATATTGTATAATATATATATAATATACATAGTATGTCACTTAATAAATTTACTGGTCAATCTAATACAGGATCTCAGAGTTGGATGGAAATTAACGCCAAATCTATTAAAATTAATAATCAGATTGTAGGTGTTGAAAAATTGTACAATTATGAAATTGGTCAAAATGAATCCAATCAAACTTATTGGAAAGTCTTTAGTTTGCCTAATGGTCAACATTGCGTGAGGTTTTCTGGATCTAGAGATTATGAGATCCCAGCATCTACAACAAATCAAAGTATACAGGTTTTGATTCCTCCAGAATTCCAAGCAAGCTATACTATAGATAATAATATTAAACCAGCTATTGTCAATTGTGTTCTTGGTGTATATGTTCACGCCTCTGCTTTTGGTATCTCTAGTTCTACCGGTTTTTCTCACGATAACCTTAGAATGCTTTTTGATGTAACTACCGATTCTGTAGCTAATGCTAGGCCTTCTGTGTTGAGTTATGATATTATTCTTTCCGTTACACCTGTTTAAAAAAATTAATTATTTTAGATTTATCTTTTTTAATAAAGTAATTGGTATATATAAATATTGATTATATTCCATTTGTCCTCTATCTTTACGTCCACCTTTTGATATATTACATTCTGTCATAGTAGTATCATTTAATTTGTAATAATACAATCCATCTGTAAAATTAAAAAGAAAATAACAAGTATGATCCGAATCTATACCATATTTAACTTTATTCATACCTATCATAGTTGTTGGATATTTATTATAAGTATTGTTACGTGATTTAAGTTCAATCATAATCTTTTTATCGTTATTGATAAAGTCATATAAATGATACTTATCAGTATAATCAAAATTACAATCAAAATGATTTTCAATAATTTTTTTTAGTTCTGTTTCCTTCTGAAAACCAAACAATAAATCTTTTTGTTTTCTGTTCATCTTATATATTATGAACAGAAAAAAATATTTAATCATTTAATATATCTAAACCGTATTCTATTGGGTGTTTTTTTCGTTTATGTTTTTCTAGTCTATTTCTTGATATTTCTCTACAATCTAAACACAGTATAGTTTCTTTAGCGAAATATTCGTATCCATCATCATCACAACATATACCGTATGTTTTACGTCTGATTGTTCTAATATAATGCCTGTGTGATTTCTCTTTCTTGCACATTGGACAAGTTTTTTTTTCATTTTTAGTATTATTCCAGATAAAATTAAAGCTACTCATTAATATTAATATAATACTATTTCTTTAAGTATTTTTAAAATCATATTTATTTTTATTATAAATTTTACAATTATTAGAATATCCTTCGAAATGCCAACTACCAATCTTTTTTTCGTTTTCTAATCGTTTATTAGTTGCATTTAGTTTTACCTTTGATATTATAGAATCAGTATGACTAAATACGATATTATCCGATCCGTGATACTGTACTTGTCGATGCATATATACTCTTCCATAACCAAGTAAAAACGGCTTAATTCTTGCGTAATCGTATTTGAATGGATTTTTATCATTTTTGTTACATATTTTAAACATATATTTTCCATTTGGTTGGGGTACCATATCTATTATTTCATCTGTATCTCTCAGTTCCATCTCATCAAGATTTCTATAATATTTATAATAGTTTTTTGAAACGAGATTTCCCCAGAGAGAATTTAGCATTAGCTTTGCAAGTTTATTGCCTTTAATTTTAAATGGATACAACATATGTGTGTACTTTCCGAACAATTTACCGCCAGATGTTGATAACTTACCTTCGTATGATAAATATCTCTCGTCTAATAGCTCCATCTTTAATTTAAGTTTTTTTGCCCAGTTAACTTCGTGATGCGTATACATATTCGACTGAAGCTCAGTAAATAATTTTGGATTAGTTACATCTATCTTACAATGATAAATACCCGCGCCAACATTTGCATTAGTATTAAAATGTTTTTTAGTTATCTCTTTGAAAATACCTTCTTTGATTGGGAATCCTAATTTCGTCGACATTATGAAAGGATAGAAGGATCGTTTATCATATTTCCAGCCTGATCCTTCGTACTTCTCACCTATTCTAATACCTCCACCACAAGAGCTAATATACGGTACTTCAAAATCTTGAATAGGGTCAACCTCGATATCTTGTAAGGATTTGAATATTCTAAGACCTTCCTGAACAACAGAATTACACCTATACAGATTAATATATCCATCAGTACTATCATATAGATCTTTTGCATCTTTTGTATACGATTGATAAAACTCTTCCAGGTTTTCATCATCAGTTTTGACCAATATAAATGGATGATTGAATGGTCTCTTTCTGATATCTATTATTTTTGATATCTCCATTGTCGAGTATTGTTTTCCGTCATAAAGTGTCGCCTGTTCTTTGTCCATATCTTGACTGTATACAACAATTTTTTTGTTCTTGTAATGAAACATAATTCTATTTAAATTAATGATATCAATATTTCTTTAAGCCTTTTTAAAATAAATTATTTAATTTTAAAATAAATTATTTAATTGGGAATATTTATAGAAGTCATATAAATATACTCT